GTGCCGCCGGAGTGGAGCGAGGCCGCGGCGGCCGATCTGGCGTGGCGGCTGGCGGTCAAGTACGCGCCCGAGCGCCTGAACACGCTGAAGCAGCTTGGCATGGAGGCGGTGCGCGACGCGGTCGACAGCAACGCCGAGCGGACGGCGACGGTGATCACGGTGGGCTACGGCGGCCGGCGAGGCTACCGCCGCCGATAGGAGGACGCGGTGAGCCGCAAGTTTGCGCGCGGACGCAGAGCCAAGGGCGAGTGCGAGCGCTCCGGCAAGGAGATGCTCCTGAAGGACATGGTCTACGACGGCCATGTGCCCGGCCTGCGCGTCGCGCCGGAGTGGTGGGAGCCGCGCCACCCGCAGGAGTACCTGCCGCCGGTGGACGATCCTGTCGCCCTGCGCGACCCGGCGCCCGAGCGCAACCGCGTGCCGTACACGCTGCGCTGGCCGCTGATCGACGGGCAGTTCCAGCCGATCTACACGCCGCAGTTCGGGGCCGAGACGGGCGAGCCTGGGGCGTCGTCGTCGAACCCGGCGATGGGCGTCGAGGCCGAGACGGAGACCGGCACCGTCTCGTTTGCCGTGGCGTTCGAGCCGAACGCGCTGGAAACGCAGAGCGAGGTCGGCGACGTCAACATCATCCTGACCATCGACGTTACCGGCGTCGAGATGACGGCTGCGGTGGGCGACCAGGAGGGTGCTACGGCCGACCAGCCCGAGACGGGCAACGAGGTCGGGACCGAGACGGGCACGGCGGACATCGCAGCTACGACCGAGCCCACGGGCGCCGAGAGCGCGGCGGAGACCGGCACGGTCGACATCGCCGCCAGCCCGACGCCGACGGGCGAGGAGGTCGCGACCGAGACCGGCACGGTCAGCATCACGGTGGTCGAGACTGGCTACGGCAGCGGCGCCTTCGGCGAAGGAACGTGGAGCAACTGATGCCGATTACCTACACCTACGACGGCCTCGTCGCCGAGTTGAAGGACTACCTCGAGGACGAGTTCCCGGACTTCGACGCGCAGGTGCCGAACCTGATCGGCCTGGGCGAACAGCGCCTCCTGGACGACATGGACCTGACGCTGTTCGACCGGATCGACACGACCATCACGACGACCGGCGGGCAGGAGACGCTGTCGAAGCCGAGCGACATCATCGCTGTGCGCACGCTGTCGGTGGCCGGCACACCGCTGGAAGAGCGCTCCTGGGACTGGATCAACGATTACAACGCCACGGCGCCGCAGGGCGCGCCGAAGTTCTTCAGCGAGCAGAGCGACACCGAGGTGCGACTGGCGCCGGTGCCGGACGCCATCTACAGCGCGACGTACCGCGGCACAGCCCGGCCCGACGGCTTGTCTAGCAACAAGCAGACGACGTGGCTGTCGACCAACTTCGGCGACACCCTGCTGTATGCCTGCCTGATCGAGGCCGAGCGCTATGTGGGTGCCGACCAAGTTCAGGTCTGGCAGCAGGCCTACATGAATGAGAAACTGCCGGCGGCCATGAACCTGACGCGGCGCATGTCCCGGTCGGATTACAGGCCGCTGGCCGCGCAGCCGCAGCCGGCACCAGAGCCGCGCAACAGGTCCACGGCGTAACAGGAGAGCGAAGCCATGGCGATCACGCAGGCCGTCTGCAACAGCTTCAAGCTGGAGCTATTCCAGGCCATCCAGGACCTGGATGCGCCCGACCAGCTATACATCGCGCTCTACGAGAGCAGTGCGAACCTGGGGGCGGGCACGACCACCTACACCACGTCCGGCGAGACCAGCGGGACGGGCTACACGGCCGGCGGCAAGCCGCTGACGTTCGCCAGCAGCACGCCCAAACTGGACACCGGGAAGGCGATCCTGGACTTCGACAACGTCACCTGGACGAGCGCCACCTTCACCGTCCGCGGCGCGTTGATCTACAATAGCTCCAAGGCGGACCGCGCGGTGGCCGTGCTGAACTTCGGCACGGACGTCGGTGTCTCGAACGGTGACTTCACCATCGAGTTCCCGACGGCCGACGCGTCGAACGCCATCATCCGGCTGAACTAGGAACCGATCCATGCCCTCGACCTACACCGACATCCTGCGCCTTGAACTCCAGGCCGACGGCGAGAACGACGGTACCTGGGGCCAAATTCTGAACGACAACGTGATCGCGCTGATCGAGGACGCGATTGCCGGAACCGCCGATGTCTCGACGACCGGCGGCACGACCGCGCTGACCACGAACGACGGCGCCGAGGATCAGGCCCGCAAGCGCGCGATCAACGTGACCGGGTCGCTGGCGTCCGACGCGATCATCGAGGTGCCGGCGCAGACCAAGCCGTACCGGGTGATCAACGGCACGAGCGGGTCGTTCACGGTCGAGGTGCTGGTCTCCGGGCAGAGCGCCGGCAATGGCGTGGTGGTGCCGCAGGGCTTCCGGCAGGAGGTGTGGTGCGACGGCACGAACGTCGAGCCGACGTCGCTGCCGCTGGACGACAGCGGGAACCTGCCGGCGGATCGGATCAGCGGCGATGCCATCGACGGCGGCACGATCAGCAACTTCGCCTCGACCGGTATTGACGACAACGCCAGCAGCACGGCTGTTACAATCGACAGCAGCGGCAACGTCGGCATCGGGACGAGTTCGCCTGGTGGTGATTTACACGTTGCAAGCAATTCTCCTGTTTTTATTATAGAAGACAGCAGTACCGCAAACACTGGTTATAACCAAGCTAGGCTCGCCAACACCGACGGAAACACACGTCTGCAAACGTATGATAGTGCTGGAGCTTTCGTTGCTAATGACTATTTGCTTGACCGTGATGGGAGTGGCGCAACAAGCCACCAGTGGCGCATTGGTAATTCCGAAGCCGCCCGCATCGACAGCAACGGCAACTTCGGCGTCGGGACGAGTTCTCCTAATGAGTTGCTTCATATAGCATCTAGTTCCCCTCGCATTGAGTTTGAAGAAACCGACCTTACGCAGAATTGGGAGATTGGCCCAGGTGGCGGTAATTTCCTATTCGTTGACAACAACACCGGTAACATCGGTTTTACGATAGAAGCTGGTGTGCCCAATAACGTTGCCCGCATCGACAGCAACGGTAACCTGCTTGTCGGTACGACGAGTAACGATCCAGCGCAGACTAACAATGACGGAATTGAGCTAGCTAACGACAATACATTTTCAGTAAACAATACTGGTAAGTCACCGGCAACTATTGGACGTGGTGATACAGGAAACCTAGTCATCTGGTATTATCAAGGTGGTACTGGTATAGGGGTGATTAGCACCGATGGTGCGACCACCTCTTACAACACTGGATCTGATCGTCGTCGGAAAGAGAACGACCGGAGTATCTCCGATGCTGTGCAACGGGTAAAAAACACCGGATGGACAGCTTTTGACTTTATCGAAACCGGCATATACGGAGAAGGCATTATTGCTCAGGATGAAGTTTGTCGTTGGCCTACTGTGGTTTCGCAAGACGACAACGGTTGGTACATGGCTGACTATGCCAAGATGGTACCCGCGCTAGGTGCTGCGCTGTCCGAAGCCTTGGACCGGATCGAGGCTCTGGAAGCCAAGCTCAACTAGGAGATCGACATGAAACAGGACGCCGCCCAAGCCGCCCTGAAGTTCCTGGAGCGCGTGCAGCTTCAAGGCCAGGAAGTCGACGCCTACCAGTACGTCCGTTCGGAACTGCGCAAGATCGCGTTCGCGCAGCCGCGTGAGGTGACCGACGAGAACCCTGCCGAGGCGACCGGCACCGAGGAGTAGCCTGTCGTGACCATCGTGCCTTTTCGCATCGAGCCAGGACTGGTGACCGAGGCCACCGACCGCGGCGCCCGCAACCGCTGGGTCGATGCGGACAAGGTGCGTTTCCGTAAGGGGTGGCCGGAGAAGCTGGGCGGTTGGCAGGAGGTCACCGAGCAGGATCGGTTTGAGGGTGTACCGCGGGCGATCATCGCGTGGTCGGCCATCGACGAGCGGCGCTACTTCGGGGTCGGAACCAGCGAAAAGTTGTACCTCCGGCAGGGCTCAACCAACGCCGACATAACGCCGTACGACGAGGCAACCAGTGCGTTCGGTGGAAGCGCGTCGACCCTATCCGACCCGTTCTCCACCACGTCTGGCTCTGAAATCGTAGAGGTGAGCCACACCTCCCACGGCCGGACTGCCAACTCGTGGATCGAGTTCGCCAACGCGAACAACGTCGGCGGGCTCGACATGAACGGCGAGTGGCAGATCACCAACATCATCGACAGCGATACCTACGAGTTTCGGCACACGAGCGCTGCCACGTCGACAGCTACGGGCGGCGGCTCGGTGGACTACGCCTATCAGCTTGCCGCCGGCCAAGCGGATGCGCAGCCCGGCTTCGGCTATGGCGCGGGGTCTTGGGGCGCCGGCACATTTGGGACGGAAAGAGACACCTTCGTCACGCTCGCGCCACGCCTCTGGTCGCTGGATACCTGGGGCGAAGACCTTATCGCCAACCCGCGGGGTGGCGCCATCTACCGCTGGCAACCTCCGAGCGGCACCGCGACACGCGCGAGCGAGATCACGGACGCACCCGACGAGTGCCTTCTCATCCTGGTCTCAGAGGTGGATCGGCACCTGATTGCCATCGGCTGCACGCCCATCGGGGAGAGTGACCTCGACCCGCTTGTGATCCGATGGTGTGACCAGAACGACCTCACCACCTGGACCCCGGACATCAACAACACGGCCGGGCAGCGCCGCCTGGACGACGGCAGCCTGTTCCTCGCAGCGATCCGCGGGCGCCGTGAGCACGTCCTGTTCACTGACACGGCCGTCTACACAATGGCTTTCACGGGGCCGCCAGCCGTGTTCTCGATCCGCCGCGTCGGAAGTCACGGCGGGCTCGTCGGTCAGATGGGCGTGGCCGAGTACAACGGCGTCGTTTACTGGATGGGTAGCGAGGACTTCTTTGTCTACGACGGGCGCGTCCGCATTCTCGATTGCCCGGTTCGGAACAAGGTGTTCGACGACATCAACTTCAATCAGCGAGCCAAGTTCTTCGCTGGCGTGAACAGCCTGTTCACGGAGGTCTGGTGGTTCTACTGCTCGGCCGGGAGCCAAGAGATCGACCGTTACGTCATCTTCAACTTCAACGAAGGCACCTGGACATTCGGCTCGCTCCACCGGACGGCGTGGGTGGATCGCAGCGAGATCGCGCCCGTGCCGTATGCGACCACCCGCGCCGGCGCGCTATTCGCTCACGAGACCGGGAACACCGCCGACAGCGACGATATGGACTGGTTCCTGGAGAGCTACGACGTCGAGCTTCCGGCCGGCGAGGAGGATGCCGCGGGCGGCCCGGGCGGACGCCTCCTGCGGATGCGCCGA